AAAATCTATTGTTGAACCAGATACAGTAAAGTTTCCAGCTTGAACGACACCATCAATACTAAGTAATAATGTGTTCGCAGAACTAGGTGTAAAATTTACACTATTCTTTTGTAATGTGTAACTAGAACTACCATCAAAGGTAATATTATCTAGTACCTCTACATTACTTATCTTATCTGTATCTCTACCTATATATGCCATTAATTAACTCTTTGGATTATTATTTTTAATTGTTTGTATTCTTGTTTTCCAAGCCTCAATGTCATGGTAGATTTCATCTAACTGATCTCCCCAAGAACCATATTGACTTCTTCTTGTTGCATCTACTGTTGCATTACTCTCAGCAGTATTTGCAGCAGTTTCATAAGATGCTAGTTGTGCGTTAGTTGGTTGTGCAATATCTAAATTCCATTCTTTAATATACGCACCTTGACCATTACTGTCGTCTTGCAACTTAACATCATTTAAGAAATCTACATTGCTAACTCCATTAGCTTTGCAGTATTCTTCTACTTTTGTACTTAGTTGTGCCATAGTTTGTTACCTCCTTAATTTTAATCTATTAATTTAAATCCTGAAAAAGTTGTTTCTCTTGCACCATTACCTCTTATAGATCTTGAGGTTCCTCCATTATGATAATAATTTACATAAATAGCTTGACCTGCACTAACATTAACTATAGCTGAGCCACTTGCACCACCATAATCAGTATATCCACCATTTTCTATATCTTGTAATTCTGTAGAATCTGCAAATAATACTGCTAATGACCTAGTTGGTAAAAAATTTTCTTTTCTAATCATAAAAGTAAATAACCATTTTCCACCATATCCAGTTGGAATAATATATTTATAAGTAGCAGTATTAAAAGAACTAGCAGTATCAAATGATGTTTGATCAAAAGCTACTGTAGTTGATGTAGTATTACTTACAGCTTGATTTGCAGACATATAAGCTTTAAAAAAAGGTGCATTAGTTCCACCAGCACCAGTTACAGTTCCTGTGAAATCGTAGTTAGCTGTCTCATCTAACTGAGTTGCATTAATTGTGTCATTCGTTAATGATGAACCTATAAGTTTTGTTATTGCCATAATTATATTCCTATTAATTTAAATCCTTCAAAAACACTTCCTCTTGCACCACTTTTTCCAAGAATATCTACTGCACCACCTGATGCTTGGTAAGTATATCCTTCAACATAATCTCCAGCAGATAAAGTAAGTATTAATTCTGTTTTATTACTATATGAACTCATTTTAAATCTTGAACAATCTGCTGCTGAACCATTTACATAAATGTAAGCATAAGTAGGATTAGTTTGAACTGCCATTTCATAACTTACTCTTATTAAATATTTTCCACCTTCACCAGTTGGAACGGTAAATTTTGAATTTGCTGCATCATAAGCATTATCAGTATCAAATATTTCACTTGTAAAAGTTAATTTTGTTGTGCTATCATGTGAAAGAGATTGATTTGATGCACTATTTTCAGCTTTCCAAGCTGGAGTGTTATCTCCGCCAGCAACAGCAAATGTGTTATCTCCTCTTAGAAATGTTGTGCTGTCTTTTGTACCAGTAGCAGATAACTTTCCTAAAGCGATTGAACTATCAGCTATTTGTGATGCACCAACAGAACCATTTGGAGGATTTACAGTTTGAACAGCTTTACCTAAAAACACACAGTACATATCATCTGATGCAGATGTAGCACTTGTTAAAGTTAAACTTGTACCACTTGCAGTATAAGCAGTTGTAGGTTCTTGTCTTACAAAGTTAATAAATAATGCTAACTCATTTGCATTAGTTACTGGATTATCCAATGTGTAAGATGTAGTCGCACTTGTAGTGAAGTCTTGCTTTGCAAAACTTGTGTAACTTAATGCTGGTTGATTTCCTAAATACATTTATGCTACGTCTTCTAAAGTTGAAATAATTACATCTGCAATACCAGAAGCATTATCAGATTTTACTTTAACAGCACCACCATTAGGTATAATTACTTTTCCAGATATTGCTTCTAAAGAACTTCCAACTGGAACTGGTGCTTGTTTAACAATATATCTATCGTTAGAACCATCATTAAGAACTATATCTACAAGTATAGAAGATGTGCCAGTATTAGATACTAGACAACCAATCATAACTTGTTTGTTAGATGTGGTAGTTTTAACAGTTGTTAAAGTAGCATCTGTTAAACTAGCTGTTGTTGAATTAAAATTATTTGCCATATTTATTTCTCCTTATTATCCTAATGCAATAGCAAATGGAATACTATTATCAGGTAAATTTGTTAGATTACTACCATCTACAGCAGGTAATTGAGCTGAACCATTGAGTTGTACCACATTATTTGCAGAAGTTCCAACATCTTGTGTAGATGCTGTTCCTAATCCAGTAATTTTAGTATTAGCAATAGAATTGACTGCTAAATTAATTGTGCCACTAGATGTAATTGGTGAACCAGTTACTGTAAATTCTGATGAACCTGAATCTGCTACAGCTACTGAAGTTACTGTACCAACATTACTTGGTGTAACTTGTGTAAATGTAATAGTATCAGTATCTAATGTAGCTGTGTTATTTGTAGTACATAAAAAGATTTTATTATCATTTGCTGTACCCTGATTAACTACAACCATTTGACCAGATAGTTCTCCAATAGTATCATACTCAGTATCTCTACTTGCAGTACCACTAGCTACAACTGTATATATACCATTTTGTGATCCTGTACTTTGATCTTTAACTAATACTCTGTCTCCAGTAACAAGAGTTACTCCATCAATAGTATCACCATTTTGTAAATCTGCTGTTAGATCTACATTTGCTGTAGTAGCTACTTCAGCTACAATTCTAGTTCTTAGTCCAGCAATAAGTTGATCTACATAATTTTTTGTTGCTGCATCTGATGTAGCAGAAGGATCACCAAGACCTGTAACTGAGCCACCAGATATAGAAACATTGTTTGCATCTTGAGTTGCAATAGTTCCTAAACCTAAATTAGTTCTAGCTGTTGATGCAGCTCCTAAGTCAGATAGGTTATTTGATGCTGTTAATTTTGTATCTATTTGAGTTTGTATTGCAGATGTAACACCATTTAAATAACCAAACTCTGTATTAGAGATTGTACCATCATGTATTTTAGTTGCATCAATTGCTGCACTAGAATTAATATCTGCGTTTACAATTGAATCATCTACAATTTTAGATGAGTTTACTGAATCAGCTGCAAGTTTAGCAAGTGTAACATTAGCATCTGCTATATGTGCAGTATCAATTGAACCATCTGTGTAGTGTTCACTATCAATTGCATCATCTGCTATTTTAGCATTTGTAATTGCATCTGCTGCTATTTTAGCAGTTGTAACATTTGCATCTGTAATTTTTGCTGTAGTAATTGCTGTATCTGCAATCTTTGCAGTTGTAACTTGTGAATCTGCAATATGAGCTGTGTCTATAGATCCATCAACATAATGTTCTGAGTCTATACTATCATCAGCTATCTTTGCATTAGTTACTGAGTCTGCACCAAGTTTAGCAGTAGTTACTGCTGCATCTATTAATTTTGTTGTACTAATAACTGAATCTGGAATAGATGTATTATCTTTTGATATTGCTGCAATAAAAATATTTGTAATTGCTTCATTAGATAAATTACCACTATCCCAAGTTACATTGACTGTAGTGTCTGTTGAAAAAGATGATGAACTAATTGTTCCATAAATAGTTCCTGGAGTTGGAGCTATAACTTTAATTCTTCTGTTTGCATGATAGACACCTGTTACGTCTGCACCTGCAATTGTAAATGATGTAGCTGATGCGTAAGATGAAGTATAAGCACCTGTACCATCACCATATTCAATCCATTGTGCTTCGTTATACCAATCTCTAGTATTCTTCATCAATGCTCTAATAGCATTATTAATATTAGAAGGTAACATACCTTCAGCAACACTAATAGTATTTAGTGATGTATTACTAGCTTGTGTAGTTGAATAATCTTTAATATTTGTTGGCATCTAATCTCCTATAAACCAAGCATAAGCTTTATTGTTTTCTTGATTCTTTTCATTAATAAGTGTGTTAATTGCTTCTTCAATTTGTCTTTGAAAAAACTCTTGAGTTTCAAAACTATATCTTACGTTATCAACGTCTGTTTTATCTGTCATCTTAATCCTGCTCTTGATGCAACTAAATCAATACCTTGAGCATCAGACCAAGCTACACCACTAGGTGTTTTAACATTTACTTTTATATATCTTCCAGATTGTCTTACTGGATTAATACCTGTTGAGTTCATGCTTATTTCACTAGATTCTGTAATTGTATCTGCAAGTCTATCTCTAGTTTTAATAGTAACTGTAGATTCTGCATCAACTATTGGTCTAATACTTTGAACATTACTTCTAAAGCCTGGAAACAATTCAACTTCACTTGTTTCTATTTCTCCTTGATTTGCAGTACCAGAAAAAATAGCAGCTTTATAATCGCTATCAATAGCACCTAAAAATAATTGTCCACCATTCCAAAAATCTGTATCTAATGCAATATTAATATCATCTAAGTTTTGAGATATAATATCCATTAGTTCTACTGTATAAGCACCTACAAATTGACTAAAGATTGTACTAGCATTTGTATTTGCTAAAGACCATTTTTTAGTAGCATAGTTATAAATTAATATTCTGTCGCAAATACCAGTTGTATTACTTGTATTATTAACAGATGGATATAACCATAATGCTAACTGATTAAAAGGATCTACAGCAGCTACAATTCTGTCTGTGTATGCTTTATTAAGATTAGCATCAAAAAATCTGTTTACTTTTTCTGCACCAATAGAAATAACTTGATCTCCATT